TGGGGCTTCATGGTAATCCGGGGATACAAACATCTGGTAGATTTTTTGATTCATTCTTAGACGAATGTGACAAAGCCTTCATCATAAATCAACTAAAAATAGAATTAGGGAAGCAAGGTATCCAAGTAATATAGTACTCCGCTGTCGGGGTATTTTTTTAATTCACAGACATCTCAATTTGAGATGGGGAAAGAGGTGGTGATGAATGGTTGATTTAAAAATTTTAGCGGGAGCAGAACTAGATAGCAATGCAATTGCTAATCTCAAATCACAGTTATCCGGTATAAAAGATGTAGTCTTGAAGGTTGATAAAATAGAAATTTCAAGTGCCGCTCTAAATAGTATTCGTTCTCAGCTATCTAGGTCTGGGCCTGAAATGGCTAGTGTTGGAACCGAATTAGGGAACCAAATTAGTGCAGGAATCAGTAGGGCGACTAGAAATATAAAGATCAATGTAAACAGTTCAGAAATTGATAAGTTAAGATCTGCATTAAGCTTAAAAGGTGTTGATACGCAAACTATTGGTGATATTACCAATAGATTATCAAATCTTGATGTTCAAATAAAGAAAATTTCAACATCATTTAAATCTGTTAATGGAAAAAATTTTTTATCACAAATCAATATATCTGCAATTAATCAACTAGGAAATGCAGTAGAAGTTATTGATAAATACAACAAAAAAACTGGGGAACTTACTTCAACTAATACAAGAGTATCTACTAGTTTTGATCAAGTTGCTAGTGCTGCGGAAAAGGCTGCTGAACGAGAAAGAATTGCTGCAGAAAAGGCCGCTAGCGCAACCGAAAAGGCGGCTGCGAAGAAACAAGCTAGTATTCAATCTCAGATACAATCAGCAGTTGACACTAATTCATTTGCTGCAAGCTTTGCCGGAATAGACGCTCAATTAAAAAGAGTTGGCGAATCGTCTCAATATTTGGATCAGAGCTTCCAAAATACACTAAGAACGCTTGATGGATTTCGAGGTTTTAACTGGGATGAAGCACTTAAAGGAAACCCGGAACAAGCTGCGGCTGCATGGAATTCTTATAATACATCTTTAAATAATGTTAGAAACACTTTGACCGCAGCTGTAAGAGAACAATCAGCTATGGTAGGACAAATAGAGAGAATGAAAGTCTCCTCTGGTATGCAAGCGTGGTTAAGTCAAAACTCTGCTGCTAATCGTCAATTCGGTGATCAGATCAGAAATATCATCACTCAATTAGAAACCGCTGATAGAGTAGAATTCAACAACCTAAGACAGCAGTTTGCTACGATTCAGAACCAAGCGAGAGCAACCGGCGCAGTTGGTAGAAGTTTTGCTGACGAAATGAAGAACATGTTCTCAAAATTTTCAAGCTGGTTTAGTGTTGCTACTATCGTCATGCGTGGTATTCGTGGCATTAAGCAAATGGTATCTGATGTTCATGCCATTGATACGGCATTAACGGATTTATATAAGGTAACGGATAACACTAGCACTCAATATGCTCAGTTCTTCAAAGAAGCGTCGGCTAATGCAAAAGAATACGGAAGTACTATTAGAGATATGATCGCTTCCACCGCCGATTTTGCAAGGTTAGGGTACAGTCTTCAAGAAGCGTCATCTTTGGCTAGCGTTGCTAACATTTATAAAAATGTTGGAGACATTTCGGTCGAAGATGGTACTAAGAGTATAATCAGTACTATGAAGGCATTTAAATTTGAGGCCGAAGATGCAATAGTTATTGTTGACAAATTTAACGAGGTAGGTAACAATTTTGCAATTTCATCGGCGGGAATTGGAGATAGTTTACAAAGATCTGCATCATCTCTTGCAGCTGCTGGAAATGACATCAATCAAGCAATTGGTATGATTACTGCTGCCAATACAGTTGTTCAAGACCCTGAATCTGTGGGAACTGCCTTAAAAACAATTTCCATGCGTATTCGCGGCGCGGCAACGGAACTCGAGGAAGCAGGACTTGATACAGAGGGAATGGTTACATCAGTATCTAAGTTACGGGAAGAGATTTTAGCGCTTTCCGGCGTTGACATCCTTATTGATGCGGACACGTTCAAATCGACATACGATATCTTAGACGAATTATCGGTAAAATGGAAAGATCTAACAGATATACAACGGGCAAACAATAGATGCCTATATGTACAGAAATGTGCATAGTAGTACGAGTCTAAACCCAGTAAAACCTAAAGCTCTATCACCACAATACGGATGAAATATGCTGGTATGAAGGTAACGAAAGTAAAACAACGATAGAGATGACATATGATCAAAAGTCTAAGTGTCGTTATAATGGCAGTTTGGGTGCAAAGTTCCGAATAGGAATGGGTCAAACGACTATCCCTTGGCGACGTAATCGCAACAGGAGTAAGGCGCAAATAAAGGCGTGGGTGAAAACCCCTTAAATTGAAAAGGCTCGCTCTCAGCACGTTATGGTGGAGATGAAGAAATAGTCTAAACATCTATGGAAAACATAGAGATTTGTTGGTTGGTTTTATATTACATATTTAAATTATGGCGTGTAAATATAGTTTTGATGAGGTAAAAAAAGAGTTTGCGGATAGAGGTTACACGCTCCTATCTAGCGAAAGTGAATTTGTAAATGTTGCTTCAAAGTTAAGATATATTTGTCCAAAACATTCTGACAAAGGCGAAATGAAAATTGGATATCATCATCTAAAGACTGGTAGAGGATGCTACTATTGTGGAAGAGAAAAAGTAGAAGAAGCCCGTCGAACTGGAATCAATATTAACGAAGCAAAAGATTTATGTCAAAAACATGGATTTGAATTTGTTAACATGTATCGTGAAAACAATGTGCTATTTATTGAATTTATTTGTGAAAAACATATGGAATTAGGCATTCAAAAAATGCGAAAAGGAAATATGAAAAGAGACATAAAAGGATGTAAATATTGTCATAATATGGAATTACCAGAATGGTATGTAAAAAAAATTTTATCAGAAAAAGCACCTGATGTTGAATTACTGGAACCATACATAAATTATACAAGTAGAATTAAATATAGGTGTAAAAAGCATGATTATACATCACATACAACTGTTCAATCTATATTAAATGGACATGTGTGTTATCATTGTGGATTAGAAAAATTGTCTAAACAAAATCTTATTTCACAGGATGAATATGAGCAACGTGTTTTTAAGGTTAATCCAGATGTAAAAGTCGTTGAAAAGTATACTGGTATGGAAAATAAAGTTAAATTTCAGTGTAAAAAATGCAAACATATTTGGGAATCAAGTTCTGTTAGTATGATTAATAATGCTACAACATGCCCCAATTGTTGCCATGTATATAAAGGGGAACAAATAATCTCTCAGCTATTAGTTGAATGGGGATATAATTTTGAAACACAACATAAATTTGATGACTGTATTAATAAAAAACATCTTAGGTTTGACTTTTACTTACCTGACTTTAAAACTTGTATAGAATTTGATGGCAGACAACATTTCAAACCAGTTTTTGGACAAGAAAATCTAGAGAAAACAAAAGCTAATGACATAATCAAAAATGAATATTGTTTGAAAAATGATATTAAATTAATTCGAATTCCATTTTGGGAATTTAAAAATATAGAATGTTATCTTTTTGATAAATTATGTGAGGAGGGAATTATTGAAAAGGTGATATAAAACCAAAAAAAAAACCAACAAATAATTGGAGTTATGATCCAATTTAATACACTGATCACTTACAGAAATAGTTGCAGGAAAACGTCAGGGCAACGTTGTATCTGCCCTCATGAGCAACTACGACATTGCAAGAGATGCAGTCGACACATCAATCAATTCTGCCGGAAGTGCAATGAAGGAAAACGAAAAGTTCCTTGAAAGCATGGACGGTAAACTTGCTCAGTTAAAAGCAAATTTTGAAACACTCTCAACTGGTATTTTTAACTCTGATTTTCTCAAAGGAGCCATCGATGCCGGTTCTGCATTTTTAGACGTCTTATCAAAAATAATAGAAGCATTAGGAGTATTCGGAACCATTGGCGCAGGTGCCGGTATTGCGATGCTAATCAAGAGCTTAGGTAGACCAAAACAGGTCTTGCTTATTTCCGACAGTAAGCGAGCCTACCATAAAGGAGAATATGCTATAACGGCAGCATAAACAACTTTGTGGCATTGCGGCTCTATAAATAATAAAGAGGATTAATTGCTGGGATACCAGAATGCCAATCAAGCTACAACGTGGATTTAAATATCGAGCGTGAATGCGGCGAAAGCAGAAAAAATTGATTGGATGGCAAAGGGTGAAATAAAAGCGTGATTCTATCGCGTCCCTTAAAGAGCCGCTAAAAACGGTACGATCAGCAGCCAACCCTACAGCGTTTAGTAATACTATATAATCCGGTAGTAAAAGTAGCGCAAGCTATGCCGGGGTAAAAGTATGAATCGTGGGGAAAGTTCAACGAGCACCATTCCTCAGAGTATATCACCGCCTTAGAGTGATATGCTTTTAATGTATGTTCTAAGTGAAACAGTTCAAAATGAAACAATAATATAATTCATAACGGGAACAACCACCTCAGACGGCGAAGTTCAGGGCGGTTGTTTTTTGAGTGATTGTATTTTTTTGTTCTTATATTCTAGCACAATAAGGATAGAAAGTCAATAGTAGTATCAATTAAATTCATAAAAAAGGAGAAAGAGATAATGGAAAATAAACAAAAATTTGGATGTAAAAAAGTGATGCAGGGGGAATTTATAGAAGAACTTTCAGAAATCATACTTGATTATGCATGTCAGAAAAAAATGACAATCTCCAATATTGAAGAGGTCATGGCGACAGTAATAGGTTATATGGAAGATAACGCAACTATGACAGATGATACTCATGCCGTTGATACAATTCTAACAGATTTATGTTCTGATATTCATGATATTTATGCGGCTTTAGCAGAATTATATAAGGTGACTGATAATACTAGTACCCAATACGCCCAGTTTTTAAAAGAAGCCCCTGCCAACGCCAAGGAATGCGGAAGCACTATTAAAGACTATATCTCTTTTACCGCAGACTTTGCTAAGCTGAGATATAGCCTGCAAGAGTCGTCCATATTGGCAAAATTAGTAAATTTTTATAGAAACGCCGGAGACATTTCTGTCGAAGAGGGAGCCACTAGCACAAAATTTTACCATGAAGAAGGTAAAGAACCAATAAAAATTTAGTCCCCAGATAGGAAGGATGGTTGCGGTGGAAAATATTGATATTGCATGTGGCGTGATTTTCCAAAAAATGGGGATCTATAAAGATCCTTTTGATGACGAATTTATTTGTCAGAAGAAGATATACTTATTAGAGTCTTTAGGAACTGATTTGGGATATACTTACATTTGGTATGTGAGAGGCCCATATTCTCCTTCATTAGCGAATTATCTGTATAATAACTTGGAAAATTTACGGGCAAAAGTTTTTAGTCATTATTCATTATCTGAATCAGCGGGAAAAAATGTTGAGCGAGTAAATTCTTTATCGGAAGCTAAAAAACAAGATATGAGTGTTGAATCATGGTATGAATTATTAGCTTCCTTGGTGTATATTTATAATAACAAACAAAGCTGGAAAATTGATGACAAAAAAGAGTCGTTATTTGACATACTTATAAAATATAAGCCCCAGTATAATATGGAACAATGCCAGTATTCTTATGATATTTTGTGTGACCAAGAATTCATTGGGGTTCTATTTTAAAAATATTCCCTTATTCATATCCGAAGAATAGGCACTCTAACTAATGTTTATACTGCCGCTCTTTAATAATAAGCCCGTTGAAGCAGTGGAGGGTATTAACAATGTTAATACCCTTATGAAAAAGTAAAAGTTGGGAAGGGCATATTTTAAAAATATACCCTTGGGGATTAAAAAAGAATCCGATAAAAAATCAGAATAACTTTACGGAGGTTGCAACTTGCAACTTCCGTACTCTCCTACCACGTATGCCCACAACTCTTGCACTTAAAACTCTTATTAATCTTCCTGCTGAAAATCCCCAATCCTGCTATTGAAGCTCCGCGTTCCATTGCGCCAATCTTTTGAACGACATTGCTTCCACAGGTAGGGCATTTTGGGGTTAGTCCGATCGGTTGGGTGAATGCTGGGGGTGCGGGAGTTTGTGTTTCCGGAAGGGGTGGGGGAGGGGGTGAAGCAAGGGGTGGACACAAGTATTCCCATGTAACACCATCTTTAGTGAATTTCGCCTGTTCTCCCCTATGGCATCTTTCACAAAATCGTGCTATACACCTATACAAATCTTCCATCATGTTGTATTCCTCATTTCCACATTGTGGGCAAATATAGGATTCGGACAATAAGTTCTTCCACCTACTACTATGATCCTCCCCGCATTGGGGACAAAGATCTGTTCCGAAATTTATAAATGAACTACATTTAACGCACTTGATGAAGCCATAAGTGATCATTGATTTTTCCTCCATTTTGTAATAAGACAATTGTAACATAAATAAAAGAATATTCCAATACTTGTCGTTAAAATCTGTCGGAGATATAGCAAGTACTACTAGTCTTATTTCAAATTTAGGGCAAAATGTTCAAGCAATCACAATGGCGATGCATGGATTTAGCGCGGCACAGCAAGTTTCAATGATGACTTCCGCTGGACTTGATGGCGCTATTCAAAATCAAGTTTTATCATTACAAGGATTAAGCCCCGCACAAATTAGTGCTGCGATGTCCAACGCAACTATGGCGACTGCAACAACGGCCAATACTGCAGCCCAAGGATTATTGACAAAAGCACTCGGAGCATTGAAGGCTGCCATTATTGCGCATCCAATATTAGCCTTTGCAGCAGCAGTCGGAATTGCATTTGTCGCAGTAGATCTATTAACCGAATCACTGTCAGAGGCACAGGAAAAAGCCGCCGAATCTGCCGAAGCATATGAGAAGATAAAAACAGAAATTCAGCAGATGAACGATGAATTGGCGACTGCTCGAGACAGAATTAATGAACTAAATGCCAAAGAAAACCTCTCTCTCGTTGAAGAAGCGGAACTCGAAAAATTAAAGGCACAGAACGAATACCTTGAAAAGCAAATTTCACTAAAGGAAGCACTGTCGGGCTTTAGCCAAAAACAGGCTATTAGTGACGCGGTAAATGCAGCTGGTAAAACTTCTGAGAAAGCTGTTGCTTATGAAGGACAGTATTATCGAGCCGATGGTACTACTGGCGACAAGTATGACGACACCTATGGTAGATATGGACTAAATCGCCTTGATTACGTTCAGTCAAATTTAAACGCAATAAAGACCTACGAGCAAATTATTGATGATCTGCAAAAACAGCAAAATGCGTTAGATCAAGCATCCGAGACTTTCCAAGATGATTTTAATGACTTGGATAAACAAATCAACGCACATTTATCCAAAGTTGATGAATGGAATGCTGAAGTAGCTTCTGTTATGGGGGAACTTGGTGAAGAGTTAAGCACTACATTGGAAGCATATCTGAATGATATTTCTATGAGCGATGAAGCCACTCAGATTGTCGAGCAGTACAACTCTCTCATGGATCAGATCTTAGGCGCTACTAACAGCGCAGTAGATGAAGCCAGCAATAAAACAGACATCATTGACAAGATTTTTGATCAAAAAAAATGGAGCGACGCCCTTTCAAATATGCAATATGCATATGGGGCAGGAATCAACCTCGATGATATATTAGAGGACTTTTTCACAATAAATAAGGACATCTCTACTGTTCTTGATGAAGCAGGGATAAACAAAGAAGAACTGAGTAAATATCTCAAATCCATTCTTGCGCCAGACGAAATTGACTTCAACGAGTTAAGAAGTCAGCTCACTACCGCTCTTGATCTTGAAAACTCTTCTCTTGCTAAAAATAACTGGCTTGACTCCAAATCTGACATGCAGATAGAAATTCTATATGGGATTTCTAAAGACAGGGATATATCTACATTGTCTATGGAAGAACTCGACGCAGAAATTGAGAAGATCCAAAATCAGAAAATATTCATATCCGTTTCTGATGCCGCTGAACAAATAGCAGCGGTTGGCGAAGAGCAAGAACTTGTCAACAAGATCCTTAGTGAAGGTACTTCTATTGCCGCTGAAGATTATCAGAAGCTTATTGAATATTCGAAAGAATATGAGTCCTGTCTGACGTATGAGGGGGATAGATATACTCTAAATCGTAAAGCGCTCAAAGATCTTACAAAAGAGCGTGAAAAAACCCTTAAAACGCAGATTAAAGAAGCTAAAAATAATAAGTATCTTGATTATCATAATTTGTCTAAGGAACTATACACTCTCACTCGTGACTATTCAAAATATGACGCCAGCAAAGACCGTTCAATCAAGACCACCTTAGCTCAGTTAAGTAGTCTTGAAGCAGAAATTAATCAATACAGGCTTCTTGAGCAACAATTATTGACCGCTTCAAGTGCATTTGATAAGTACAAAGAATCAAAGAATGCGGCTGATTATGGTGATAATTACGATACATCTAATGACGCCAGAGGATCTTTAAAAGAAGGTTTTGAAACAGGGAAGGTAGGAACTGTAGAGTTTGAAAGCGCCGTTGACTTACTCGTTCCCGAAGCTGAAATTGATAAGGGCATTTCTGGGATTAAAAAGTACTATGACAAAACAATCCAGAAATATTTCACTGATGACAATGACGGGGTTGTTAATTTTATAAACGATGCACTTTCCAAAGGATTGTTTACTGGTTCTCTTAGCAACTTCTTGGTGGCTGATGGGAAGGTGCTGGATGATTTCTGTGAACAGCTAAATATAACCAAAGAAGCTGCGATTGCTATATTCGGTGAACTGGAAACCTATGGATATGGACAGAATTTTGATTGGTTTGATGAACTGCTTAAGGGTTCTGAAGATTCTTATAACGCACTTGAATCCTTGGAGGTTCAGTTACTAAAAACCAAGGCCGAAATGATTAAAAGCGGTGATTGGGGTTTTGACGATGAAAGCAATAGCACCAAAACCAAAGAAGTCATTGATCGACTTGAAGAAATTAAACAAAAAAAGAAGGAAGTAGCCCTTACTGCCGCTGATGGTATTATTAACTATGAACAGGACAAGGCAAACATAGAGAAATTATATCAAGATTATGAAGCTTTACTCGTTCAGATAAACCAATCAGAAGATGAAGAAGTAAAAATAAAATTACAAGCAGAAGCGGATGAATTATATGCACAAATAGAACATCTAGAAAGCCAGCTTACAGAGCCAACCGAAATGAATATTACCATTGCGGAGGAAACTTTAACGTCTGAACTGGCTAAGTTCAAGAGAGCATCCGAAGATCCTCAATATGCTGCTGCAATTAATATTACTACCGACGAAGCTCAAGTAAAAGTCGATGAACTTACTCAGAAACTTGAAACGATTAATCAAATTAAATATGACCAACAAGAATCTGTACTTTCTGGCCTAGGGCAAACGGTTGATGAAATCAAGTCAAAGATTGAATCAACAAAGGATTTAAACGTCACTACGACTACAGCAACGTCTAGGCTACAGGCGATCAATAATTATATAGATGCTCTTCGTAGAAAGATTTCACTAGGGGCTAATTTTAAGGTAACGACAACAACTTCTGATCCTGCGAGTGTCGATGGGACGGCACATGCTAGAGGAACTGTTCCAAAGATTAAATCCGCAAGTTTTGGGGATGGATATTTAGGAATGGCATATTCATCAGGCGATTGGGGAATTGGCCGTAACGAAACCGCATTAACGGGCGAACTTGGGCAAGAACTGGTAGTCAGAGACGGTAGATTTTTTACCGTTGGTGACAATGGTGCAGAAATGGTTGGTCTCAAGAAGGGTGATATAGTATTTAATCACCTTCAGACTCGTGAACTTTTATCGAAGGGTTACGTTACTGGACGCGGAAGATCTTATGCTGAAGGTTCTGCTTATGTTACCGGGGGGTCTGGGATAAATGTAACAGGCGGGACAAATAGTTCCAAGAGCAAGTCCAGTAGTAAAACTAATTCATCCGACGATTCAGACGTGTCTAAGAGTTTGGAAGACTGGATTGAACGTTTTATTGACGCTTTTCAATACGGGGCGAATGCACTTCAAAGACTTGCGAATGATGTCTACCAGAGATACACTGATCAAAACCCTGTTATCAATCAAATGGTCGCTGATATACATAATTTTGTTCAGCTTGAACAGCAAATGTATGACCGATATATGCAACAAGCCAACTCTCTCGGACTGTCCTCTGATTACGTCCAAAAGATCCAAAACGGTGCGATTGATATTAGTACCATTACTGATGATAATCTAAAAGAAAAAATTTCTGAATACAAGCAGTGGTACGACAAAGCACAAGGCGTGAAAGAAACTATTGCTGAATTAAAAGTTCAGATCAGAGATCTAAATAATCAAAAACTAAGCAACATTGTGGATGATTTTGAACAGCTAATTGGTCTCAGCAAAAGCTTGATTTCAGTGCAGGAATCCTATATTAAGCTTCTCCAAGAATCAGGAAAGCGTGTTGTTGAAAAAGATTATACAGTTCTCATTGGAGAGGAAGCCAATACTCTAAGATATCTGAATGCGCAGTTTGCGGCGCTAAACGCTGAGTATAACTCTCTCGTAGCGGCTGGCGCTCTTGATATAGATGACTTCATTGAGTGGAAAACAGTTCTTACTGATATCAAAGAGGAAATCTACCAATCACAAATAGCATTAGAACAATATAAGAATTCGATCCGCGAAGTTCGGTGGGAACCGTTCTTATCTGGCTTGGACGGTCTTGATAATGCAAACGATGCTCTGGATGATATGATGACTCTTTTGGGAAATAGTGGACTGTTTGATGAAACCAACATTTCATCCATCGGAAAGACAAAATTAGGCTTGCTAAGTCAACAGCTTGTGAACAACAAAAAGATGGCGGCGCAGTATAAAGAAGCCATCAACACTCTTGCCAAAGAACTCAAGAATGGAACAATCACCCAGAAGGAATACGACGAAGAATTACTGAAATATCAAAAACTGCAACGTGAAGCCGCCATTGCTACCAAAGAAAGCAAAGATGCAATAATCAGTTTAATAAAAGATGGAATTGACAAAGAAACTGAAGCATTCAACAAACTCATCGCAGCTAAAAAAGAGGCCCTGTCTCAAGACAAGAAAAATGATGAGTATGCTAAAAAGGTAAATGATAAGCAAAAACAAATCAATGCAATCCAATCTCAACTTGCAGGATTAGAAGGTGATAACTCTGCAGAGGCAATTCAAAAGAGAAAGAAATTAAATTCTCAATTGAGTACTCTGAATGAGGAATTGCAGGAAATTCGTAAAGACAGGGAAATTGAAACTTTAGAGCAAACCTATGATGACGCACTTGAATTATTTGAAGAATATCAAGAAAAGATAAAAGATGAGTTAGACTATAATCTTGATTTGAGAGATAAAGAAATTGCTAATATGCTCATCACGACAAAATCCAGCTATGATGAAATATTTGGCTATTT